GGCGGAAGAAATTGATATCAAACACTTCCTTTATGTGGGAGATATTATCGCAACCACCCGGCAGTTTTGTAAGACACGGGTGGGAAAGTACTATACAAAGAATCAAATTCAATCATGGACTTACCGTTGGGCTGGGAAAAGCGGTCCGGCGTTTACTCATAGAGGCGGATGGAATTGTCGCCATCACTGGCAACCAATAAGACCAGAATGGCTTGAAGGCAAGAAGAAATTAGACGTTGCCGATTGGAATCTGGAGCAAAGAAAAGGAGGATAAATCATGCCCGGAATTATAAGAGGTTTTCATCCGATTAAGGGAGCAATCGATCTGGCTGCCGATATGATTGGGGAGTGTTTGATAGCCCAGGGGCCGGAGCACCAAATGACGCATGAGGGAAAGCATTTTCTTCTTGCACATCATTTCGGAGCAGTTGCCACCAGCGGCTATGCGCGTATCCGATTTACTACTCCCGCAGCCGGGAAGTACATCCATGCGGTCTTCTTTAGTCACTCGTCCGGGGGATTACTTCGTGCCGTATACAGGACGCCTGGCTTTACCCACAATGCTTCGAACGTGTTGACCGGTATAAATCGGAATGAAAACTACAAAGACACGATTCTGGATCCGTTGACGGAAGCATGTCATACTCCGAGTGGTTCTGGCTCTGGTACAGTTTTCATCCCGATATTCCCGTTCGGGTCTGGTGGCTTCTTTACTGCCGGCCCTGGATCGAACCGGGATGAAAACGAATTTGATTTACTGCCGGCGACAACGTATCTCCTTGAGGCACAATCGCTGGCGGATAACAATTACATTACCCTCGGCGTTGATTACTACTACCGCGACGAGGTGTAAGGAGGCAGGCAGTATGTACTACCAACCCAAACATTTTGCGGCAGAGGAGATATTCCCTCCTGAAACGATTGCCGAGCATAAGTCCTCCGGCAAGTTTGATCAAATCTGGAGACTCATGGATGGAAGAGTTCTCTGGACTCAGGATCAACTTCGGGAGAGATTCGGAACAATGGTGTGTAATGATTATATGTGGGGTGGAAGCAATCGTTACCGTGTCTACCGCCCAATAATTGCTCTGGTTGACTGGGATCATTATCGAAGATTCCGAGAAATCAGGGTAGCATGGTCTTCTTTTACTTCGCAGCATTGCCATGGACGTGGCAGTGATAGCAAGTTCAAGAAGGTAACAGCGGAAGAAGTGCGCCAGGATATTAAAAAGAATCCGGACCACGAGGCATTCAAGTATATTACTGCCGTCGAGGACAAGGTCTCCTGGCTACATTTCGATACTCGCTCCTGGAATCGAACCCAGAGCGGAATACTTTTCTTTTAAGGAGGTGATAAGATTTTGGCAACTGTTTGTATCAACACCATGAACGGCTTGGGGAAACTCTGGATAGAGAAGTACTCCGGCCATAACGCGCCCGGATGGGCCAAGGAGTAATACAATGACCTGGAAACTGAAGACAGACCCCGAAAACAATGATGCCCCTGTTGTTGACGACCAAGGCCGAATTGTTTACATCGATCCCGATGGCAAGGAACTGCCGCTTGATCCGCCGGCGATGTACACCAAGATATCTGAACTGGGCAAAGAGAATCAGACTCACCGCACCAAGCACGACGAGGTGGTAAAGAGGTTCGAAGCCCTGAAGGATATCGAAGACATTGCCAAGTGGAAGGAAGAGGCAGACAAAGCCTTGGAGGCCGTTGCCAACTTCAACGACAAAGACTGGATGAAAGCCGAGAAGGTAGAAAACCTGAAAAAGCAGATTACCGATGCCTATGAACAGAAGTTGAGAGACAAAGACAAAGGCATTGGCGACTTGAAGGCCGAGCAACAACTGACCATCGAGAAGTTGAATCAGCAAATCAGGCGGCTGCTTGTCTCCAATAAATTCGCCGTATCGAAATACTTCTCCGGCGGCGGAGACAAATCGGTCACCATTCTGCCTTCGAACATCGCCGAAGACCATTTTGGGAAGTACTTCCAAGTGGAAGAAGGCGCCGACGGCATGCCGGTCATCAAAGCCCTTTACGGCAATGGTGACCCGGTTTTATCAAAGGTCAATCCCGGCGAGCCCGCAGACTTCGAAGAAGCAATCGGGCTGATCCTTGATCAATATCCCGGGAAGGAGTCAATTCTCCGCGGGACTTCCGGCGGTTCCGGAGGCGGCGGAGGCGGTGGGGGCGACGACGAAACCGGGGACACTGGCGACCTCGCTAAACTGAAAAAGCAGTACACCGAAGCCCGGACAGCAGGCAACACGCGGCTCATGGTTACGCTTAAAAACCGAATCTTCGATTTGGAGAAAAAGCTGCGGGCTGCATAACCTCTTGATGGGCGGCTGGTAGTACTGCGGAAAGACAAGGAGAAAATCTACCATGGCAAACACGAACAATCCAGCAACTGTGTGGAACTGCCCGAACTACACCGGCGAACTATACATGATCGGCGCGAACCAAACGCCGTTCTTGAATATGATCGGTGGACTTCAGGGTGGTTTAGTTCGGACCGTTACCTCGTTCGAATTTCCGTTGGCCCAGCCCTGGGCCCTTGAAGGCGCGTCCCAACCTGCGGTGACGGAAACTGCTTCTCTTACGGCGCCCGATCCGTGGACCTATGTCCGCGGTCAGGACACCAATACCGTGCAAATCTTCCATCGTGCGGTGACCGTGTCTTACGCCAAGCAGTCCGTGACGGGAGCAATCGTGGCCGATGCGACCACCGGCTTGGTCGACAAAAACGAAAATCAGCCGGTGCAGAATGAGAAAGACTTCCAAATCACCGCGCACATGCGTCAGATTGCGGTGAATGCGGATTACACCTTTTTCAACGGCGCGTACCAAAAGGCCACCGACGCGGGTACGGCTGCCAAGTCCCGCGGTATCATCACCGCCTGCGTGACCAACAGTGTGAACGCGAATTCCGCGGCCCTGTCCCGGGACCTGATCAATCAGTTGATCCGGACGATGGCCAGCAACGGTTCCGAGTTCATGAACCCGGTCATTTTCTGTAATGCTTTTAACAAGCAGAAGATTTCGGAAATCTACGGGTATGCCCCGGATTCCCGAAATGTCGGCGGAGTGAATATCAATCAAATCGAAACCGACTTTGCTATCCTCGGGGTTGTGTGGGCGCCGAACGTTCCGGCCTCTACCTTGCTGATCGCCGACCTGGCAGTCTGCAACCCGGTCTTCCTGCCCGTGCCCGAAAAAGGAGTTCTGTTTTATGAGGAACTGTCCAAGACGGGTGCCGCCGAAAAAGGCCAGATTTACGGCCAAATTGGCCTGGATTACGGTCCGGAAGAGTACCACGGCAAAATCACCAACCTGGCCACCAGCTAAGTCTTCTTGGCTTTTTACTTCCTAAAATAGGAGAAAGGAGACAAAGCAATGTCCAGTAAAGACAGGTTAGAAATCAGGAACTGGGTTAAGAATAACCCCGGTGTCCATCCCAAATTGCGTGAGTTCTTCCAGGTGCTTGACCGTGACCTGAAGGCGAACAATGTTTGGAGCACCACAACCACAACCACTTCAACCACGACCACAAGCAGCACCACCACGTCGTCGAGTTCCACAACGTCGTCGAGTACTACCACGACGACAAGCAGCACCACGACGACCACGGCGTAGTAGTTGGAGCAACGGTTGGGAGGGATAACCCAATGGCAAAAACAAAACCAAAAGCCAGCGAACAGAAAGCATGGCGATTTTATCGGTCGAACCTTTCGACCATCGTATGGGACCCGAAGTCGGAGCAACCGATGGCCGACTTCTCCGCTGGACACTTTACTACCGATGATCCGAAGGTGGCTCGGAAGCTAATAGATATTGGCTATCCTGAGATTCCGATCGATGCAACCGAGCCACCTTCTAATATCATCGTTAGCCAACCGACCCGAGCGATTGATGGAGATGTACCGGTCATTAAGTCGTTAATGATTCAGGCAATTGCTCCGACGCCGACTCAAGAGAAGGCAGTGGAGAAGAACCTGGCCGCACGGACTCGCTCGGTGGGCGGGCCTCCCGCGCTGAAGTCGGAGAAGCAAGTACGGTCCGGCGGGATCATGAAGTTACCGCGAAGGCGGAAGAAAAAGACCGCGTAGGAGATAGGCAATGACGTACTGTATTGACAGTGACCTTGTCAAATATCGCCCGAACATCTTGGAACTCGGAGTCTCCGATTGGACCGAGCAACGGGAAGAGGCTTACGAACTTATCAACCGAGTCCTTCAGGCTCGTTGGTATCGGAAAGTCGCACCGGAGATGGGTTATGATCCAAATGTAACCCTATTCGACCCGACGCAAATTAAAACGGGGGCACTGACCAGGCTTGAAGCATTCAAAACGCTTGAACTTGCCTACATGCACTTGATGAAAGACTCTCCGGAATCGGACGGATTCGAAAGAAATATGGATACCTTCCGCAAACGGTATAATGAGGAACTGGAACTTGTGCTTGCAGTTGGAATTGATTATGACTGGTCAGACTCTGGGACTTTTGATGACGATGAAGTATATCTGCGGGCGCCGCGGAGACTTGTACGGGGGTAAATCATGGCAAACGCCATAACCATCGATCTGCTCGGATATGAGAGAATACAGGAGAAGTTAACTCTCCTCCAGAGTAGTATTTTCTCCAGGGCTTTGATGACGGAAATCGGCCTCTTTGCCATGACCCGTATCAAGTCGAGAACAGTTGAAGGCGAGGATGTGGATGGTACGCCATTCAAGCCTTATTCTCCAAAGTACGCAATGTTCCGACAAGAGCATGGTCATCCGACCAATAAAGTCAACTTGACTTTCACTGGCTCCATGTTGTCTTCGATGACGTTTGACCCGGATGCGGATAAGGTAACACTTTACTTCTTGAATACTACCGATGAACATGGAGGGAGAAATCCCTTGAAAGCGTTCTTTCTGAATCAGGAGCGGAGATTCTTTGCACTATCCAGGAAAGACATTGAAGACATTGTGGATATCGTTGAACGTTATTACAGGAGGTTAATAGCATAATGGCTGCCGATTCGATACGCGAACGCTTGATCCTTGCTGATAAGGCGATCCTTGATGGGTTGTCTTTCATCAAGACGGTGGAGAGGAGACTTCCATCATATAAAGACCTGCAAAATTTTGCACTCACACAACTGCCTGTGGCAGCAATTGTCGGACGTATACCGAAGCCGACCAACAAGGTGAGTACGCGAACAGGTCAGGTGGATCAAATTATCTCCGAACTTCGCGTGGACATCTACGTTTTTCTCCAAGAAAACGAATCTGCGGACTCGGCAATATCGAACCACTTGGATGATTTGTGGCCGAAACTTTACGCCGACCCGACCCGCGGTAGACTTTGTATGTTTACTGCCCTTGAAGCAACGGAGAACACGGAGACCTGGCCGCCGTTTGTAGCATTTCAATTGACTTGTGTTCATAACTACCAACATTCAACTGGAGGGATTTAAAAGATGACCGAACCCCATAGCACTTCATTATATTCACCAGCCGGGCGAGGTATCCTCTATATTGCTGAGTGGAGTGGAACGACTCCCCCGACGGACCCCGATGACTACACCGAAGTCGGTAACTGTCCGTCGCTTGAAGCGGAGCCTACCATTGAGCGCCGTCCGCATTACTCCAGCCGTTCCGGTCTTCGTACACGCGACCTTAATCCGGTCGTCCAGACGGAGTACAATATCACCTTTGAATGCGACGAAATGTCCGCGAAGAACCTGGCAAGGTTTTTCTTGGGCACTTTGAATGCTGCAACCAAGGTGATTGCCGGTATGCAGAGTGCGGATAAAGAGTATGCCTTGAAGTTCGTTTCCGATAACCCGATTGGTCCAAACCAGACTTTCTACTACTGGAGGGTAACACTGGGACCCAACGGACCGTTGCAACTTATCGGCGATGAATACCTGGTCATGTCGTTTACCGGTGAGGGCTTGAGCGATAGCGCCAACCATGCTTCCAGCCCGTACTTCGATATCAAATATGTAACGACAACGACCACGACAACCACAACTACCACAACGACCACCGCGTAACCGCGTGGCGTAGCAAAGGAAGCACCAATGCCGAGGAAAAGAGAAGTCGTGAAAATCGACGAAAAAGAGTATACCATCAAAGAACTAACCGTCGGGGAGATTATCGATATCACCCAGGGTTCGGTGTTCTTCAGTGGTCCACTGAAAGGTGACGGTGTTGGAGAACAAGACAAGTCCAAAAAAGGAGACAAAGCAAAAGAGAAGAAATCCGAAAACTTGACCGATGAAATCAGCGGTATTATGGCTGACTTCAAAAGAGTAATGAAGACTTGCTGCGACTTCGGTCCGGAAGACTTGGTCAAGTTAACTCCTTCCCAAATTCGTGAAATTTACGAAGGCTTCAAGAAGGTGAACTCGGATTTTTTATCTTCACTAAAAGCACTGGGAGTGGCGGAAGCCTTGGTCAATATAAGAGACGTAGCTCTCAATCGCTTTTCAAAAATGCTTGTCACCTCGTTGAAGCTGGACATGTAGGAGTTTTCCAATACGGCTTTTCATTTTTCCTACAAGCGTTGAATGAGCATCAAGTCATTTCCAACATTCAACGGAAGAACATGGCGATAGCCATGCGGGTCGCTCGATGGGCGTCCAATAAGGAATGGAAGAAATTCATGAAAAGGAAGTAAAATGGCCGAAAGACTGGATATCATAGTCCGGATTAGAGATGCCGCCAAAGCTGGAGTGCGGTCGGTTAAAAAGGGTCTTGCAGGAATCGGAGGTACTGCTTCAGCAACAACTGGAGCAATCCGAGGAATGTACGGACAACTTGCCGCCATAACCGCACTCTTTGCCGGTGGAGCATTTCTTGGCAGCGCCGTCAAAACCTTTACCCAGTTTGATGATACAATGCGGCAAGCTGGTGCGGTGACAAACGCCACCAAAGAGGAGATGGAGGCGATGACGGAGCAGGCAAAAGAATTAGGGAAAACAACCCGCTTTACTGCTTCCGACGCTGCCGATGGTTTACGTCTGCTTGGCTTGGCTGGTTTTGAGGCCAGTGAGGCGACGGCCGCCCTTCCTGGAGTACTGAACCTGGCTGCCGCTGGTAGCCTTGATCTTGGTACATCCGCAGATATTGCCACAAATATCCTTGCCGGTTTCGGTTTGGAAGTGGAGAATTTAGGTCAAGTCAATGATGTACTGGTAAAAACTTTTACTTCCTCCAATACTACTCTGACGGAACTTGGCGAGTCGTTTAAACTCGTTGGTCCCATTGCGAAAGGTGTTGGAGCCAATTTCGAAGACCTTCTGGCATCCATCGGTAAGTTAGGTGATGCAGGCTTAAAAGGCAGCCTTGCCGGTACTTCTCTCCGTGGAGCAATCAATGCGCTATTCAATCCCACGAAAGAGGAAGCAAAACTCATGGATGAACTGTCCCAGCGCATCGGCGGTGCTGGGTTACAAATTAAGGATGCGGAAGGAAACTTCATTGGGTTTGCTTCGATTATCGAACAACTTGAAGCTGCCGGCCTTAGAGGTGAAGAAGCCTTACGACTCTTTGGTCAACGTGCCGGTCCTGGTATTGCTGCATTGATGGAGGCTGGAAGTGATTCCATCAAAGAGTTATCAGGAGAACTTGAGAACGCCGGTGGAACCGCTGATAGAATTGCCGAGCAGATGGAAGCAGGAATCGGTGGTGCTGTTCGTGAGGCTCAAGCAGCATTTGAAGCGGTTAAGATCGCCATCGGAGAAGCATTCTCCGAGGATATTATCGAAGCCGTCCGTGGGTTCCGTGACTGGATGCTTGAGGTTATTGAGGTTATCAAGCAGTTAAAACAGGATGGAACCCTTACAGCATATGCCGACGCAATCCGTGTGGCATTTAAAGTAATTTCTACCGCGGCCGCGGGCGCGTGGGCCATACTCAATGAAGGTGTGAAAATCTTTGTTGCCATTGGCCTTGCTGCAACTGGAGAACTTGGTGCAGCAAAAGAAGCATTGAAAGACTTTGGCTCGGATTATAAACGGTTCGTGGAAGGAGTAATCGACGACCTTGCCAATGTAGAAGACCAAACCGGTCAGCGATTCAAGATTGTTGATCCAATCCAGCAGGAACTTGAAAAGGCTGCGGAGCCCAGCGGTCCGATTGGGACTGGTGGGAAGAAGGTAGCAAAGACCATTGCGGAATCAATTGTTCCTGATTCTCCGACGATGGAAGCATTAATGAAGGCCAGCCTCGCCAGGCTCACCGCGACGATTCAGACAGAAGCGGCAAAGATTGAAGGGCAGTACAACCAGAACTTGATTTCGCTTAATGAATACTTCAATCAACGTCGAACACTGATTGAAAGACGACTGAAGCAGGAGATTGCTCTCCTCAAAGCCCAGGCGGAAGCG